GTAATTTTTTAATAGAAATAGCAGATGATAAGATAGTTGTTACCCATACAACCCCTGGAAGTGGTGAAATTGTCGGTTGCTATTCTGGGAAAAATCCTTTGAAAATGATTAAAGAAATTTGTGCTGCATCCCCTTCGGTGTGTCCAGATCATGCAGGATATTTAGGTATGGAATTACAAAAAGCCAGTGAGTGTTTAACAAACGGTATTGAATACATCCAGGATAGGTGAATAATGATTACTTACCAAAGACCAACATGGGATGAATATTTCCTTATGTTGGCTAAATTAGCCGCAACTCGCTCAACTTGTCTTGCTTTTCCAGTTGGTGCTGTAATTGTTAAAAATAAGCAAGTTATCGCCACAGGTTATAATGGTTCACCGTCAGGCTCGGTTCATTGTATAACCCAAGGATACTGTTATCCAGGTTTAAATAGCTGTGATGCTAGTAAAATACTACCATCAAGGGCTGTACACGCAGAAGTAAATGCGATCGCTCAAGCCTCAAAGTATGGTATATCTACAGATAGATCAAGTATATACGTAACATTAGAACCCTGTTTATCTTGTTTGAAGCTAATTATCTCCGCAGGAATTAAAGAAGTATTTTATGAAACTTCTTTTAATAGTGGAGAAAAAGCTTTAGTTAGAGATTCTTTTGTTAATGAAGGTTTAGTTACAATTAAGCAAGTTCAACTTTCTGAAAATATAGCCAAAAAAGCTGCTTCTATCTTTATGGAAGGTGGGTTAAATTATGGCTAGTTGGGTGAGATGGAGTAAAAAGGAAAATGAAATATTAGAGGAATATGTAGGATTCCACAGCCCTGAAGACATATCTCTAATATTAAAAAAACAGGGATTTAATAGAACTCCAGAAGCCGTTAGATCAAGGTTTAAGGTTTTAAAAATATCTTACGCAAGAGAGTTTGATAATCTATCTCTTTCCAGGATAGGAAAATTATTAGGAGTAAGCCGTAGCACAACATCTTCTTGGCATAGGACAGGAAAAATAAAAGGTAAACCTTTAGGGAAGGGTAGGGAAATTGTTGTAAAATATGAAGAAGTGAGGAATTTTTTAAAGAAATATTCCCAGAAACTTAAAACTGTTTTAGACAAAGACGGATTAAACTTTTTCTTAGGAGGAGAATAGAACCTTATGCTTTACTTTTACGCTTACCTTATTTTTGGATTAGGTTTTACTTTCCATGCAGCCTTGAATGATTTTTCTAATTTAATCTCAACCCCGATAAAATCATTCTTCTACCTACTTGCACTCATCGCCTTTTACCCAATCTTTGCTATTTACGGGATTTATCTCAGAGTATTCACGCCCTAAACCCTTGTTTTTTAACTTTTAACTTACTACTTGACGACGATATAGGAAGTGTGTAAAAATTCTTTTATATCGTCGTCAAGTTTTTTTTAAAATGAAAGCCAAAAAAGAGCCTTGGATTATTGTCACAGAAAAGAACGGTAATGTTCATAGATTTAATTATTACACCATTTGTAGTTTACACAACATAAAAGAGGAGGTGGTTCTTACGCAAACTAATGGGAAGTCACATACATTCGTTGGCGATGCTGCTAAGAGTTGTTTAGAACAATGGGAAAGAATTGTAAATAAAGAGGAAAATTAAGGACGAAACTCCTGTTTTAAGCTTAAATTAAGCTCAAAAACGTCATTACCCTTAAATATCCAATTCCACTCTAAGCAACTCCATAATTGGGAGTTAAAGTTAAATGGCGCACCATTTCTGGAAGTTAAAAACTCTTCAATTTCTTCATAATCATCCCTTGTTACTGCCATTACTTTAGCTTCTTGCATTTCCCTAACTAAGTTTAGTTGAAAATTAGTCCCCCTTAATTCAGTCCCGCCCTTACGCCTATCTGCGTTTGTGGCGGGACTTTGCTTTAGGGATAGGGGATTCTCCCAAGTTAAAACAAAACTTTGTGGTGCTGTGGGGTATACTGGCATAAAATTTAAAAAATAGGTAAGGTTATGGACATTAAGAAGAGGAATGAGGAAATTAAGGGGTGCGTAGGATTAATAATTCTAATGAGCTTGGTATTTTTCATTAAAGGTGTTGTAGATGGGGATATTAACCTCAATCCTCCTACGAGAGTAATCAAGATTGAGGTTAATGAAAGATAAATTACCTATCATATAAACCACCTCTGTTTAAGCTACCTCCAGGACGACGCTCTTGCTTGATTGTCTCTTGGATTTTTGCTTCTAAAGCTTTTTCAAACAAGGCTTTGTTAATGTTGCCGTTTCCGCCCTCGCTATTATTAATGTTCACGTTAGGCGTAATGTTAATCGTATCTCCACTTCTTCCTACGTTATTAATATTCCCTAAACCTTCACCTATCATACCGCCGCTACTAAAACTCTCCAATTTATTACTACTGTTTAGTTGATTCCATAACTTAGTTTCTTTTGGAGTTAAAACCCGTTCACCTTCGTTAGCGATAATTAAGCGTGGGTTAAACCCACTTATCGCCCTTTCCTTGTTTAATAAATCCCCAACCATTCCGCCTTTAGCAAAACTAGAGAGCGTAGCTGAACCAAAGTCTAATCCGCCGTCTAAACCACCTAAGCTAAAACCATCGCTAAAGTCAAATGCTCCGCTAGAACTAAATGGGATTGCGCTACTGCCTTCGAGTACTCCAAAACTACTCTCTCCAAACGCTCCAAAAATACTATCTAGCACTCCGCCATCTTTGCTACCTGCGCCCATAATATTTTGCAAGGCTAAAGCCGCTTGTTGTAGCATTGTAGCGGACATACTTAGATTAGCTCCCGCGTTATTTAAAGCGATCGCGCCCACGTCTTTAGCTTTATTGCCAAAAATAATTTCAGTTAATTTACCAAATAGTTGGTTAGACAGTTCCTTACTTGCAACAGCAGCTAAATTGCTTAAAATACTTTTTGCAATCTCGCTAAAAGCATCGACTATACTTCTTTTACTCAACTCTGTCTTTTTCTTTTCTAAGTCTCTCTGCGCTCTATCTAATTCTTTTAGTTGTTTGTTATTGCCTGAATTTTGGTATGCGTTTCTTACTTCCTGAATATTACCGGACGTATTCATTATAATGTCGCGGCGTTTCTTAGCAATCTCATCTAGGGATTTATTAATATCCTGTAAATCGCCAGCGTTTTTATTAACAGAGTCGTTCATGAAAAATCCCTTTAGGATATTGTCAAAATCTCCTTTAATTCCGCTAATAGCCTCGGTGAACATATTAAATTCTTTCGCAACATTGTCTAGTTTTAACTCGTTTAGCTTAAGTAAATTTTCACTAAGTACAGATATTTCTTCTGCTGAATAATTACTTGATAATCCTAGTTTAGCTATTTCGTTTTTTTCCTTCTCAAAATCCATCTTAATTTGTGATAAAAGCTGTGCTTTTTGCAATTCCTTGTCTCTAACTCCGAACAAACCCCGACCTCTTATTATCTCGGAAGAAATTGCACTACCGGATGAATTTAATTTTTCCATCCTGCCGAGTTCAATGCCTCTATTTGTAATCGGCGCGAGCTTAGTTTGGTAAGAATTTTCTGCGTCAAGGTTAGATTTTTCTTTTCCGTAATTACGGAAAGCTTTTAGTCGTTCTATTAATTTTTCTTGTGGACTAAGTAAGGTGTTACCTTGAATTTCCAATAATTGTTTCTTGTAAGCATTAGTTAGCTCGTTAGTTTTTATTGTTAATTCATTGGTTAAGCTGACTAAACTAACCATCCCATCCTTATTGTCAATCGCAAACCGTTCATTGTCTAGTTGCAATGATTTCATTTGCGAGGCTTGGATAGTTTGCGATTTAGTTAATTCGTCGTTAGCTTGCTTAATTCGCTTAACTGTATCGGCATAATTAAAGTTAAGATCAACGCCCTCTCTTTTAACAGAATTAACATTGAGAATGGCTTTAAATTCCTTCTGAAAAGCTGCTTCACTCATGTTACCGCCCTTACCTCCGCCATCATAATAACGTCTTTGGAGGTCTAGTAATTGTTGGTATTGGTCACGGGTTAATTCTAGTAAGCTAATATTTCTTTGAAGTGATGGAATTTTTAAAACCAACGGATTTAGCGGGTCAATTTCCTCAAGTTTTTGAACTAACTGTAACTGTTGTTGTAGTTGTTCAATAACTTTTGATTGTTGCGATATATCCTGCTCGCTTAATCTGAAAAACTCTTTTTTGTCAAAATCTTTCATTGACGCTTTGAGGATGCTATCAATATTGGATTTTAAAAATTTCAAGCTATTTTTAGCTTCTGCATTTTTAAAAGCTGTAGCTTTAAAACTTAGATCGTTTGTCTGGATTGCGGCTGCGGCTAATCTCGGATCATTAGGAAATCTCTTCATTGCCAGATTAAATGCGGCTTGTAAGTCCGGTTTTTGCGCGATCGCTCCATCCGTTTCTCTAACAATTTGCTCTAACAACTCAACATCTTTCTCTAATTTGCGGCGTAATTCATTAAATTGGAGACTAAACATATCCGCATTACTCATGGTAGGAGATAAACCTTTTAACACCGTTATTCTAGTCCCTAGAGTAGAATCTTTCGTACTGCTGATGTCTCCTATCGCGGTTTTTTGAGAGGACATAATAAGCCTGTAAGCCTCTAGCCTTTGTTTTAGCTCATTTTCTCTGATTTGTTCAGGATTTAGGTTGCTGTTAGTTTGATTAGTTTGATATTGTTGGGCAGCGGTGTTTAATTTAAGTCTACTAGCTTGTGTTACCGCTTCCTGCATTTGGTTGGGTTGAATACTTCCGCCTTGCATAACAATCTGCACCAATTGTCGCGCTGTATTGCCGTACCGATTTTCTGCTTTGGGGAGGTAATTACCTAGCGTAATATCACCATCCCCTACTCCTAATGATGCGTTAGGATTTCCCGCAAAAACGGTAGATAAAACTTTTCGGAAGGAGTCTAGCTTTTGCCCTCTACTGTTCTGTTTTAAGTATTTCTGAACAAAGACTAATTGCTCTTGTGGACTCATTTGAGACAGAGCGTCTATGTTTGTACCCAGTCCTCTAGCCGTAGCGGGCATGAACTGAATTAAACCTGTTGCGTTTGTGCGTTTGTTCCTAGCAGATGGCGAAAGTGTACCACCTGTTTCATACAGCATCGTTTTAAGTAGGTCTTCAGGGTTTGCTCCTACGCTTTGAGCTATTTTAGCCACACTTTGCAGGAACTTGGTATCTATACGTGGATCTAGCCCTGGAACAAGCGGAACTGATTGGCGTTGTTTAGCAATGGGTTCGACTACCGATATCAAGCCTTCTGCCGCTTTTAATGCGTAAGGTGTAATAGCTTTTTCGTAAGCACTAAAATCGCCTGTTTTCACACCTTCTTCAATCAAGGTTGTAAGAGTTGAATTTAATCTATCCAACTCTAGTATAGAAATTCCCTTGTCAATAGCTCCCAAGCGTTCATCAGGGTTTTTTCTAACGTCTTTACCACCCACACCCCAAAAATAACTAAATGCTCCAAATTTGTTTGCTAAACCAACATCCATTGGATTCAAATATTTACCAGACGGATCGTATTTACCCCCTGGAATTACGCCGGGTTTACCCCCTTTAGGGTCATCAAAATGTAGTTCTAACGCATAAGCATTTTTGCTTTTCTCTAACTTAGCAAGTTCCGTTTGATAATCTTTTCTGGCTTGATCCCCTCTAGCTGACGGTAGTGGGGGTGGCTGAATGAGTTTAAACCCTTTTTGAGCAAAGACTCGCTCGAATACCTTGACGGCTTGCTCAGTCCCAATAGATTCAATAGTTCTATTTTCGCCTTTGTAGTTTAAACTTCCTGTTTGATTTGTTCCGCCTGTACCTGTTTTGATGTCTAGTCTGTGTCCAGGGGTTAGTATTATTGATTTTGTTGGCTGTTGTTGAGGCATCGGCCAATCTGCTACCCTGTTCAGCATCTTGTTGTCTTGTGTGGTATCAACAACCTTTTTGGTTGTATCCAATTTAATCCCAGGTACTTTAAAAGTTTTACCTAACTGGGTAGTTGGGTTTATCCTTTGACCGTTGATCGTTACCTCCCAATGTAAATGCGATCCTGTGCCACGCCCAGTGCTTCCAACTTTACCTATTACATCACCTTGCTGTACAACGTCCCCAACCTTTTTAAGTAATTCAGATAAGTGAAAAAAGCGGTTTACAACTTTTTTACCTTCTGCGGTGATGGTTTCAACTTCGACCATATTGCCCGCACCACCATTCCAACCACCTTTAGATGTGATAACCGTGCCTGTCAGTGGTGCTTTAATTGGTGTTCCTGTAGCGTCTTCAAAATCAACACCGTCGTGCATTTTTCTAGTGCCGTCCAATGGGTCTGTACGCATTCCGTACTTAGATGTTACGCGCCCCGGCGTAGGTCTAAGCAAAGTTTGATTAACAGTCTGTAAATTATCCAATCCGTAGAACTTTTTGACAGCCCCTAACGGATTACTAACGAACTCTTTAGCACCCTGCTCTAACTGTTGCCCAGCTTTTTCCCCAAACACCGTGCTAACCGCCGATTGAACACCGCCCGCTAAATTTTGTAACAAGCCTTGTCCGGTATACAGGGAAGCTAACCAGTTGGAGGTTTTTATTCCCATATTAGCGATCGCAGTCCCCACGCGATCAAAGCCGTTCTCAAAAGACTTAACTAAATCTGCAAACTTAGTACCAAGACCTTCTATCCATGAGTTGCTAGTTTTACTTAAGTCTTTAATACTATCTTCAGCTTTTTTAGTTGCGTCTACAACACTGTTAGATAAGTTATTTATATTCTTATTAATTTCATCAACCGTCCTGTTTACGTTTTTAAGACTGAGATTAAAGTTATCGGCAATACTAGAATCTATCGGGATAATTTTTCCTGGTAAACTCCGTTGTAGTTCTATAGCTTGTAGCTGAATATCTTGGACGTTATTCTGGTAGTCAATCCTCTGTTTTCTTGCTTCTAGTCGTTGTTTCTCTATTTCGGTTGTTTGGGAAATTACATTAATAATCCCCTCAATAAACTGAGTGTAGATATTGTCCCCAGCACCAATTAAAGCCTCTCTAAGTTTATTCTGTACTTTAGGGTTTTCAAGGGTCTTTTGCGCTTTCTCAAATTCAATACCCACAGCTTGAGATTCTCGAACGGCTGCGCGATAATAGTCGGTGACTTGCTTTGTTTGTTGGTAGAGGCTTTGGATTAAATCAAACTTACTCTTGGCAATATCAGAGGTTAATTTTCCAAGACCTACGCCATCATCCGCTATTTGTTTCTTAAGATCGTCCATCTCCTTTTTCTGATCTTGCTCTCTGTCCACGTTGATGATTGCGCTCATCTCTTTTAGGGTATTTATCCTAACGCTTAAAATAGTGGATAAGTTTTTAGCCTGCGCTTCCTGTTCTGCAATTTGAGCTAAATTACTTTCGTAGGAAATTTGTCCAGGCAAATTATTAGAAGAATATAAGTCTTTCTGTCTTCCGCTTAAGTTAATTTCTGCGTTATTTTTTGCAGTTTCGTAATTAATCTGTGCATCTTTTAATCCTGCTGCTAATTGTTTGTAATTATTTTCAGCAAAGTTAACGGGAAGATATTTCTTAACATTTTCACTAGCCTTTTTAGCAAAATCCTCCAAAGGCTTAATTTCGTCTAGTAATTTAATTTTTAACTGTAGAGGTGCTGTGGATTTGTTTATCTCATCGCGCAATTCTTCCACAAAAGTCGTAGCTTGTTTTGCTGCGCTACTAAATCTTGACAGGGGTTTTAGCTCTTTATCTCTTTGGACTTGTAAATCTACAGCCTTCTTATCTAATTCCCCAACCTTAATAATTGATTTAGAATCTCTTCTTTGAGCTAAGACCTGTCTTTCCTTACTTAACGTAATTAAGTTTTTATCAATATCCTTAATGATATTAATTTGTTGTTCTAAATCCTTATTTTTTGCTAGAAGTTCTTTTTCTCCTCCTAGTAACCCTAAATCATTTAATTCTTTCTCAAACCCCTTAACGCTAGAACGAACATCTTTAAATGCTCCTAAAGTTTGAGACTTACTAATATTTAAGAATGATTCTTTACCTGTGAAAAATTCTTCTATCCCATAGCTTTTAGCTTCCGCAAGAGCTTTTTTCACATCTTCCTGCTGATTCCTCCGACCAAACAAAGGCTTAATTTTGTCCCACACTCTTAACACTGGCGTTTTGGACTCATCTACTGGCGTAAATATATTGGTAAGGAACGCAGACAAGTTGCTTCTCAATCCGTCTTGTTTATCCCCTTTATTGACAACATCATCAAACTTAATACTTCTCCCGCCTAATCCTAATAAATATTGAGGATTTAATTCCGCGCCCTTAGACGGAAGTTGAATAAACTTTTTAGCTGTATTTTCAGCACTGTCACCAACACTCTTAAACTTCTCAGCCAATTCCGCTAACGACGACTTCATTGTTTTGATGCTGTCGTTAACTCCCTCAGCCATCTTACCTACAGAATCACCTAACGGGTTTGTAAAATCTCCCTTAGCAAAAGATAATACTAAAAACGCAAACCCAACCGTCGCCATGACTGAAGCTAAAGCCATAGCTGCAACTCTTAATTTTTCCATAAGCGCAACTCTAGCACCCATAGCCGCATTAATCATCGCCTCTCTTTTTATGAAGTCGCCAAAATTCATCGTAGCTGTATTCGCAAAAAGTACCCGGAGTCCTGATGCGCTAGTCCAAAGGCTTTTTACTGAGCTAACAACTGCATCAATCATTCCGCCCAGCGCAGTACCTAACCCTTCCATAACGAGAGGCGCGTTAATTAAAGCTCCTATGCTCTGAATCATAAACGTCAGAGCGGCTAACTCTACTAATCCAGACGGAAGAATCTTTGTAAGAGACTTGACTCCATCTATTAATCCAGATAGAGGATTTTTACCAGCCTCTTTACCAATAACGTCGCCAAATAAAGGGATTCCTTTTATATCTCTTTGAATTTTTTCTAAGATTCCTAATCCGCCAACAATCATGTTTTTAAAACCTTCAAACATATTATCCCGAAGGTCTTTTTGTGCGCCAACCATGGTGTCTGCAAAGTCTACGACTATACCAAGGAAAAATGGAGCAAGTGCCAGTGTTATATTTCGGAATGAAGACATTAAGAAGTTCTGTATTGTACCTATGGCAGCGGCTAATGGACTTACCTGAAGCACGGCTCTTAATCCCACGGCTGCGGTTATCCCCATAGTTATTAATGACGCTGAAACAATATTAGATATTGCAGAAATAGAATTACTAATTATAGTTAAACCACCCGTCAGGACGTTAATAACTCCCGCCATTACACCGCCAAAGGAGTCGGTAAGTCCTACCGCTATATCGAATCCTGCATTACTCAATCTCGCTAAAGCATCTATTACGCTATTTACAGAATTAGCGACACCCCCAAACTCGCTTAATAAAACTTTCCCGACCTTGGGCAAGACTTCATCTGAGAGTACGCCGCCATTAGATACCATTTCGACCATTGCGGGAATACTTAACCCCATTGCTTTAGCGAAAACAGACATGGCGGGTGGGAATTTTTCACCAAGTTGTTGGCGCAGTTCTTCCATACTTACGCGACCTTTAGAAAGCATCTGCGTATACGCCATAAATATAAGGCTTTGCTCTTGACCTGCAATACCTAATTTATTTAAGGATGCAGAAATGCCTTCATACAACTCACGAACGCCCTCACCTGCCATTTTTGTGCCTCTAGCGGCAACTTGTAACTGTCCATAAGCACCCGCGCCAAATTCAACAGAGGTACTGTATTTTTTGCCAACACTCCGAACATAATCTAGTTCGGTTTTTCCTCCCAAAGATCCGCCGCCAGCAAAATTAAGCTGTCTTTGAATTGGTTCAACTCTTTGCGCCATGTCGACTAATTTATTCACGTAGGGGAACAAAGAATCGGCCATCATTTTCGCTACTTGGATAATTGGCAGTAGTGGTAAAAACAAAGGAGCGATCGCAGTAGCCATCACTTGAATTGGTGCAAGAAACGCAGCATGGGAGAAAACTCCGCCGACAGCATCAGCGCCTAAAATATCTTGTTCGGACTTACTAGATCCTTTTGGAGAGATAGCTTTTTTTACAGTTCTTCCCAAGTGTCCGTAAAACTCATCAAACATTTCTACGGGAACAACGCTACCTCGGCTCATGCGTTTTTTAACATTCTCACCAACGTCTTGCATATTAGCTTGCCCCAAAGCTTTTTTGGCAGCATAAGTAGCGTCGTCTATGGAGTTTAGCCAATTCCTCTTACTGTTTTTAAAACCTTCCGCTAGGTTATTACCTAACGCGAACCCTTCTTTGTTAAATCTAGCTTGTAGTCCGGTTATTGCAGCCAAAGCTGTTCCAACAAATCCCTTGATTTGGGAAACGTTTAAATTTTTAATACCCTTACTTTGAGCAAAATCATTAAGCTCTTGTGATATTGAATCAACGTCTCCTGTTGTGTAACCGGACATTAATTTCTCTAACCTACCCTTACCTAACATCTTAGATATTTCAGGCGCAAACTTAGCAAGTTGTTCGTTAGCCATACCTTGCATAACGCCAGCTTTAATTCCTGTAATCCCTAAGTTTTTGAGAACTTCTTTAATTATCGTTTGTCCGAAATTATTTATTAATCCAGTCGTCCCACCACTAAGGTTGATGTTTTTAAGGTTTTCTTGGATTTGCTTTTTATTTACGTTTTCTAACTCTAATCTTTCTTTTGGCTTACCGCCAATTCCTACCATATTTTTAAGCGTATCAAATCCAGGAGTCTGTTTTAAATTAACTCCGGTTATTGATCTAAACACATCCATTAAGAACCCTGGCTTGATTGCAGAATTGCCAGAAAGTATTTTAACTATTGTTTCGCCTAAGTTTAGCGATTTTAGTCCCAACATCGGCACTATCAATGGCAGCATCTTAGCCATAAATCCGCCCTTAGAGCCTCCAGACAACATACTTATAAATGCTGAAACAAAATCACCCTTGCCTGTTTTTACACCTAAGCTTGAAAGTATAGAAGTTGCCCCGGCGGTAGCTACGGACTGGAAGAGTTGTCCTAAAGTTAATTCACCCCTCTTCCTTGCGGTATTTAAAGCGTTGCTGAGGGAGTTAAAGAAGTTATTTACTGCGCCAGTAAAACCAGATTGAGTTGCGGCGTTGCTTATTGTGCTTGGAATTGGACTGTTTTGAGGTTGTTGTTGATTTTGACTGCTAAATACCCAATTGGGTGTATAAGTAGGTTTCTGTCTAGTAAAAGGTTGAAAACTTTGAGGGGGGGCAAATCCACTATTTTTAACTGGAGAACCTGTGGGTACGCTACTTAATGCCTGTAAAAGATTTGCTTTAGTAAAAGGTTGGAAACTTTGAGGGGGAGTATTGCTTAATATTTTAGTAAAAGGTTGGAAACTTTGAGGGGGAGTATTGCTTAATATTTTAGTAAAAGGTTGGAAACTTTGAGGGGGAGTATTGCTTAATATTTTTGTTGGTGGGCTACTTACCGAGATTCTTTTTTGGGAAGTATTAGAGAAGAACGAAGCGATTCCATTGGCTGCGTTAGGTAATGTTGGGAGTAAGTTGTTTGATAGAATGTGACCAAATACAGAGAGTATAGGAAGTCCGTTTTGTTTCGCGGAACTTATTTCGCTTAATAAATTATTTATCGTATATGGCGCGTTTTTTGAAGAACCGGGAGATCTGCCTATCGTACCGTCCGGGTTTTGATACTGATTTCCAACAGAATAAACTTTTTTAGAACCGATAGGTATATTTTTAACGAACTCTCCAGATTCTCTTGCTATATTTTTTACGGTATTAGTAATACGCTTACTTGCTCTAGTTAATGAAATTACTACACCGCTTTCCAATCCATCGCCGATCATCCTGCCGATCCATTCAAAAACTTTTGACGGAGATGCTATCCCAAGAATTTTCTTGGCAATTTTAATAATGTTCCCAAAAAAGTAAGAGACTACCCCGGACGCAACCCCCTTAACTTTGTCAAAACCAAGAATAAATCCTCGTAATAAATCAGATCCGATTTCGTTAGTTTTCTTTTTACCTAAAAATTTATCACCGACTCCCTTAACAGATCCGCCCAAGAAATCTGCTACGCCCTTACCGACGTTGACTTTTTCAGTATCTACACCAAATAACCCAAGCCCGTTCCTTATAGTCTCTGATTTTTTAATTACTGAATTGATAGCGAATGGTATGGCTTTACTACCTAAATTTAAAAAGCTCTTAGCGGCAAAGAAGTCTTTTATTCCGTTTTTGTTGTCGGAAATTAAGCTACCTGTATCTCCGACAAGCCCTTTAACATAATCTAATGGTGTATTTTTACTGCTAGATTTAGTTTTATTAACTGAGTTTTTAATAAAGTTAGCAACAGAGGGTTTTAGTTTTTCTTCTGCAAAGCTACTAACTGTGTCGGTGGCATTACTAAAGATAGCTTTTTTAGCAGACGTAGCTAGATATTTAACTGCGCCACTAATCCCGGAATCAAATAACTTACTTACTTTAACAAAATCTTTCGTTAGAGAGTTAAACAGTTTTTTAACTTGCGCTTGAACTCCAGGGAAGGCTCGATCTAACCCTCCGATTAACCCTTGGATTATGTTTTTACCTATGCTGAACATCACCTTAGATGGTGACTTAATTTGAAAAGCATCTCTTATAGACAATAAATAAGCTGTCGCATTTTGTAACCCAAACTTAGCGAAAGCCTTGTTATCTAGTCCATATTTTAGACCTGCGATCGCATCCAGACCCATGCCCGTAACGGCATCTTTAACTATTTCAAACTTTTCAGCCTCTCGTTTAGTTTTTTGGTATGTTTGGGATAATTGACTAGATTTTCCTGCGGCTCTTGTAATTGGAGATTTAGCCTGAGAAAGTTTGTTAATTTCTTCTTGCGTTGCTCCATTTTTCTTAGCTAAAGCAATTAATCTATTTACTTCTGCAAGAGCTTCTTTACTTTTTATTTGGTATTCTTTATAAATTTTTTCTACTATTGAAAAATCTCCAGAATTACTGGCATTTTTCATTAAATCAATTAGCACTTTGTGTAGAGATTGGTGCGCTGATTTAATACTTAAGACAGTTGATGAAATCTCTCCGGGGTTAATATTATTATTAACGGTGGCGGCGTTTCTTACATTATTAGAAAAATTCCGAGCGTTTTGTTTGGCGACTTTAACAGAAATGCTCTCAAAAACAGGTTCGGGTTCTTTCCTTTTCTTTGGAGAAGGTTTAGCTAATGGTTCGCCTACGCTACTGTTATTTTCCGGTGTAGTTGACGTGGGAGGTTTTTCTTTAGTAGTTTTTTTTCTTTTTATTCCAAAGGCATCAAGTAAACTTTCGCCAGCCATTTCTCCCATTTTCTTAAAGTCCAAACCTAATTGTTTGGCGAATACAGTCCTAAGTCCCTTAGAAACTTGCTTGCCAAAATCATTAGCTATGCCTTCAGAAAACCCCGTCATAAAATCCTTAGCTGGTTTAGCTAGAATTTTAAGAACTTCGCCAGTTGCTTGATCTCTTATTTGCTTCCTAATGTCCGCAAAGCCTTTTTTTAGTTCATCAACTACGTCTTTTATACTTTCTTTTTTCCCTCCACTATCACTATTATTACTTGTGCTTTTTTTATTGTTATTAATAACAACGGTTTCATCCACTTCCACTACGCGAGTGACTTTTTGTTTTGTAGTGGAAGATTTTTTAAATTCCTTATTTAAGTTAGTTAATTCCCCGTCATCAACAAAAACTTTTAAAGGATTGTTTTTAAAATAAGTTTGTGTTTGCTTAAAGTGAGTTACCTTTAAGTCAAAATGTTTATTAAGGTTTTTTAGCGAGTCATCATTAACGCCTATAGTTAAATTAAGATCTTTCTCTAGAAATTGAGCTTGTTTAATAGCCTCAACCCTAGCCTTCTTTATATCTTCCATTAGCTTGGAGTAATCACCAACTAACTCAACAACTAATTGTGGTAATTCCATATAATTTACTCTTCTAATAATAAACTGATTGAGGCTAGAACTTGAGGACTAACTAAACTATTCTCAAAGGCAAACTTAATACAAGATTTTGTTTCTTCACTAATGCCCGCCTTGTCGGTTTTAACTTCATTCTTGAACGGTAAAAAATCAGTCCACGAAATATTTTTACCGCCCAAGAACCCATAAACCACTTCCGCCAACCTTGCTGTTGCAAAGCTTTTTTCGTTAGACTTGACCCTATCAATTTTTTCCAGTCTTGATAGGGTGTCTAAAATTACAAAAGGCGGAAGTTGGAGGAAATTTACCCAGCTACTAAATCTACTGTCTTGGATTCCGTGCTTTTGGATCTGGAGGTAGATGGTGTACCAGTCAATGTCTTGTCCGCTTCCACTTCCATATCCATCTTCTTCACTTCCTCCAGTGGAGTTAGTGCTTTTTTTTCACCTTCAGGATCTTCTATAATGTTGAGGCTTTCGGATTGGTAAAACTCAAAGACGGCTTGGATTAATTCTTGGGGAAGTCCTGCAATGTCAGCAAAGCTTAAATTCTCGCAACCTAGGACATACTGGCGGTCAAAATTATCGTACAAGAATCCAAGTTCTCCGTCTTTAATTTTTCCGGGAGATTTCTCAATCACTACGTCCTGGACTTCAGAATCGTGATTTCCTTTAACTACCAGAATTACATCACCGAATTTAATATTTGTCCCATCAGGAAGAGGGTATCCTAACTCTTCGATCTTAATTTTTTCACTATTTATTAAGACACTTTCTAGTAGTTCTACATGATAAGCGAGTCGTCCCGGAACAAATACGGGTTCGGGATTACCTTCGACGTAAAAACCTCCCATGATGGTTTTGGCGACAAAATTCCAAATTTCTAAAGTTGGAACTTCATTCTTGTTTAATTCGCTTAATTCTTCTTCGTACTCACTTAATACTGTATCTTGATCACTGGGAAAAACTCTAGTCCCGTCAACTTCCTTACCAAAAATGTATTCCGAAGCTTCTTCCCTGCTTATATCTTTATCCTTAGCAATACCTTTAATTACGGCATTAATTACGCCAGTAACTTGTTTTTTAGTAGCCGAATATTTTTTAACTTGTAACGACTCACCGGCTTTTACATAGCCCAATCTTTGCAAATACAAATAGCCGTGATTTTCTGTACCGACAGCGACGATTTCTGCCTTTTTTTTCTTGGAATTGGAAGGTTTTACTTTTAGCACAATTCTATCTCCAGGTTTGTGTTAATTATGGTTGTGTTGTTGTCTTTAACTTCTGGGGGAATTTTTATCTTAAATTCTTCCCCCGTTTCTGAGAATAATGAAAGTTCTCCAGATAATCCGCCCCTAAAAAACGCCGCGCCACATAAAATTTTTGTCTCGCTAGAATTAAGTCGGCAGTTAAATAACGCAACAATGTTTTTAGATATATCTGCAAGGACTTTCATTTAAAATTAGTATCCTGATTATGAGTAAGGGTCGACCCAAGTAAAGGAAGTCCCTTGCAAGTGAGCGGTAAAGGAATACTTTTTAACTTCGTTGTAACTACCGGGCTGGCTGTAGTCCGTAATTAAAATAGCCGCTTCAATAATTTCGCCGTCTGGATAGACAGCGTAGAAATACAATTCGCGTCCAAAATAGCCGCCATCTCTTTGGGTTTGCTTAATAAGCTGTAGCGCAGGATCTCCGCCAACTGGGGAATCGTAATGGTTTTCTACGCCAGAGAATTGGATGGTTCTATCGCTACGGATGGCCTTTTTCTCAGTTCCAGTGCCACTTAAAGTATTGGTTGTGTCCACTGTGGTTGTTTGAGCGGCCAAGGGGAACTCTTGAATCCCGTACATGGGGAGCAAATCATCAGCAATCCTTGCTGTACTTGCGGTAGCGATCGCGTTTTTTGAACTAAAGATGGGAATGTTAGTCGCTGTAGTCGCTACGGTCACATCTTCCGAAATGAGGACATAAGTTCGCGCTTTATCCCCATCCTTGAAGAAGGATAGTGCCATACCTGCTTTTAAGTCTGTCGCTACAGAAGCAGTACAAGTAATTACGGTCGCGCCAACAGCGACGGCTACTGTAGACGTAAGAGTTCTTGCGACTACAGTTCTTGTGCCTTTGGGCAATAGTAAGATTCCTGCACTAAAACCCTCTAAAGATGTAGTGTTGTAAGCTAAAGGCATAGTTATTTTTTCCTTTAAAAAAATTAAATCATCACCCTGTCGGCAATATAAATTCTTGCCTGTTCAATCACCTTTTCATCTGCCGGGGTATTCGTAAATCTTGAAGTTACATAAGCCCTTCTAATCCTCTCTACCGCTAAACTTAAATTAGGCGTTGCTGCCCAATTTTTAAGGGTGATTTCCCAAAGTCTAGGGTGATATTTCATCCCAGCAGAAGATGAGCGAGGATCGCCAGATGGGATGTGGTTAATCAAAATCTCTAATCCGTTACTACTAGATGGCGGATTTACTCCGCTACCGGATACCCAAATACTAGGAATAGGAACTCCGCCTTTATATGTCCCCACAAGTCCTGTGAGCAAATTTAAAAGTTCCGTCCTTAGTTCTTTTGAGGTCATTTTTATCTAACGGTAAGGGAGTAAGAGTTAATTAAGCCGCCTAAATCTACGATATCTCGTGGACTTCCCACCAAGTCACCACTTTTACGAAGGGTGTATCGTGGCCAGTTCCAAATGGGACTTTTTATGGAATCTTGCATCTCGTTGCCGAAATTACTACTAAGTTCAAAAAAAGAGTTTTTAATCGCATCCCCTAATCTCTTACTTTTACTAGAGTTAAGAATTGTTCTTGAAAATTCTTCCTTAAAATTAAAGCTATCGGCAGTTACCCAAACCCAAGGCCTTGCTGGTGCGGATTCACCACTCTTAAGAGTCCATCCCTCATGCAGTTTAGCTGCATAATCAACGTCCCACTTAAAAGTCGCTACCTGAGATTTGGGTAAATTTACAAGTTTTTCCCAATCGTTTGTTTTTACCATTATATCACAAGGTATAAAAAATTACATTTAATTTCTCAGGGAAAGGTTTAAATATCCAAAAATAACCTCTCCAAACCTCATAGTTAAAGACGAAAAAATAGGCTGTACTATGGGTAAGAATTTAAACTTACCTACATATTCTCTATCGCCTAAATCCAAGACAGCGTTAGCCTCAATCTCTAAGTCAAAAACTAGAGGAAGAGTTGAAGGCATCCAAATATTATTATTGTTTAAAGTTAAAATATTACCATTAAGAAAAATATCAGTAATTTGGATACCTGGCATTTGATAATGAATAGGGTTTTTGGATTGCGCCACCCTAGCAAAAACTTCTACATTAGTTTTCTCCTCAATGGGGTTGCCGTAATCATCTTCTGTAAAGCTCCCATTACCTGCGAGTAAGTTAATTTTTAAATTAGGGTTATTTAACATCTTAAGTCCGAGGTCTATATTTATAAAATAACGGCAAAAGATTAGCAAATGGTTTTAAATCATTAAAATCTTGGTAGACTATTTTCGCTCCCTGCGAACTCTCTTCTTTAATTATCTTCTGCTCTCTATATAGAACTTCTGCGATAGCTGCAATTACAGATTTAATTTTTAATATCTCTTGGGATTGGGAAGTTGCGGAAAAATTTAAACCTGCGCTGTAAGTAATTCTTATTTCTTGAGTTACGTTATTGCTACGACTCCTTCGTATACCTCTAATAATATTGGCATTTATATAGTTAAAATTATTAAGTTCTAAACAATCTCCAATTAAAAAGTAATTTTCTGATGGTAAAACTTCCCAATTTTGGCTAACTGGGATATCACCAAAACTAACAAATAAATTATTATACCTAACTTCTACTAAATTAATTGCCGTTACGGGAGCATAAACTAAGGCTATTTTATTTAAACCTAAAACCCTTTCTAATACATAATCCTTAATTACCAATTCCCGATTTGCGCCCAAGGATGATTCGCACAGAGATTGAGATCGCAAAATAAGTCCTTCTAATTCTAGATTACCAAGGACGGACAGCGATGGCGAAAGATTTCTCAATTCCTGTACGGTTAAAATCATCTTAATTAATTTCCTAGCCTTGGGCAATTATCTTTGGAAAAATTTTCTGCACAAACAGGTTCGTCTGTCTGGTTAGTTTGGTATTGCGCCCCACAATTTTGGCAGTAGGGAATATTGTTTCTTTTGAAGTATTCTGTAGAATAAACGCCCATTGCTTTTTTTATTACTTTTGCTTCTACCGCTGGCGTTTTAGTTTTGGTTGGAGGTTTTTTAGTTTCTTCAACCGGAATATTTTCGTTTTCTTCTGGCACTTTCTTATCCTTAAATTTAATCTTAAAAGTTACCCTTAACTTAAGTTAAGGGTAAAAAACTTAAACAGCCCTACGCGCAACTCTTAATTTAGCGCAACGAGTTTGTTGTCCTGCTGGGGAAGCTAAAGCTGCATCCAAGTCAATAACGCCAGTTTGTTCACGGCTAATCCAGATAAAAGATTCTCCCATGTTAAATGGAGTTGTACCAGAAGCGCGAACTTCCATTGGTAATGCAATACCGCGACCGACCGCACCGTAGCTAAATACGAAACAGTCTTCAGTAACGGTTGCACCCGCGCCAAAAGTAGTTGTGTTTACGGTTGGATCAGATCCACCTGGCGCACCAACACCCCATGTATTGCCTGAGAAAATTTCAAAGCCGCAATATTGACCGACGTAACCTGAGCTTTGTCCGATTTCAATTCCAGAAGCCGCACGGAGAACGTTAGAAATATTCTGGCGTTGTTCTTCAGTTACAGGAGAGTAAAGCTTGCCTAAAGATTTCTTTAGATTGTCTAAGGATTTAGGGGGAACTGTCAAAATGTAACTGTTATTAGGCAAAGTTGGCCATTGGTCGGCGTAAAGCTGGGAATAAACAGAAGACAGGAAGTCTTCAGTTAAAGTACCGTCATCTGTTGCGGCAACGTTAGCCGGAACGGACGTTACTTCACCCTTATCGTTGTAATAAACTTTAGTTGTCTTAAAGTATTCCTTACGCACCATCAAATCTTCAAATTTGAAGTAGTGCTGCATTAATACTTTATCCAACACTGCCATTAAGTCAATTAATGACGTAGCTTCAGTAAATTCTGGAATAAATACAGGGCGGTTGCCTACTCCTGTGCTTAAACCTAGACCCCATTGAGCAATAGTTAGCGGGACTGTGGTAATTTCCAAGCCTTGAGAATCTGTAGAAGTACCACGAGTATAATTAATGCTGGTATAGGTGTCGGTTGTGCTGATCAGGAAGTCGTTAACATCTGTAGGATCGGCTAAATTATTAGCGCGAGGAATCAGGATGGATTTATTGGGCGCAGATGTTGAGTCATATATAGTGGAAGCAAACTGCCACCAAATATTATTGGAGTTGTGAGTTTCTCTCATTAAAGCTGAGAGAACATCCAAGAAAATTGCGCCAATGCTGCCGCTCGATCCAATAGTTGGCCCGGCCGCACGACCAGAAAGAAATCCGCCACCCTCAGAAGATTTAAAGTGATTTTCTAATTCTTTAACCAAAGGAGTGTGTTTCCAATTACGCAAACCCTTAGTGGCTTGCTCTTCACGGAAGTGATCGTGCATGAATCTAGCTAAAACATTATGATTCCGTTGGACTGCAACCATTCCATCGTGGCGAACTTCTGTAGGTTCGGCTTTGGAACTGTTAAATAAGTCAATAAATTCTTTAGCTAAACCTTGCATGGCAAACTTTGGGGTATTTTTAACGGCGGGGACGACTTCAGATCCGGGGCGGCCAATTAACTGCGAAATATCTTTAAGGGTATCAGCTAATTGCTGGGCTTTTAATCTCTCGGCGCGTTCTTGGTCTAATTCTTGTTTTAAGCTTGAATTTTCTGCTAAGGCTTGAGATTTTTCTTGTTCTAGAACTAAATTCATTTCCCGAACTGGAGTTACTGTTTCAAGAATTAATTTTCTAACGGCTTCTAAATCTAAGCCTTGAGGCTTCAACTCTGCTACGGCTACAATCTCCCTTTCCTCTAGCGCAGGAACGGGGTCGGGAGTTGAAGATTTAACTTCTTCTAAAGGTGTTAGTGGAGGCATATCTTTACCTTTAATTTGAATAATTTTAGGCTCATCTTTTCCATTGCGCTGTTGTAGGCTTTTACCTACTCCTACCGTCGGGTCGGCGGGTACGCTTGCATGGGATATCTCAAATATTTCCCAATTTTTACTTATCCTGACTGGGTAATAACCCCTGTCTGCGAGTCCGTATTTTTCAATAAGAGCGGCGGCTTCTTTCTTGGGAAGTTCGGTGTATTCATCCTGTACTTGGTACATGAACGAAACACCTTTACGAGTACCCTTTTGGACTAAGTTATATAAGTCTCTACCCTCTGCGTTGTCGTCGTACTGGACATCGCAAATAGCCTTACCTTGGGAGAAATTTACCCCCATTACTAGGCCGCGTTGCAAATCCCAATTATGATTCCAAAGAATTGGGCAGACACCTTCTGTAACCCTTTGAGTATTGCAACAGCCTGGCTCATGGGAAAGAACTTCGTAATATCTCTCATCTTCCCAGTAATCGTATCTAAGGATTGGATATTCGGAAGAAAAAACAAAACTTGCGGTTAAGTTTCCTACTACTTCTTCCCCACTCTCCTCTTCCTCCATATCCTTATTTAAATTTAAAGATTTTGAGAAGTTGGGAAGAATTTCCAAATTAAAATATCGCGTAGCTTGACCTACGGCAATTTCACCATCCTTAAGTTCTAACCTTGCATTTTTCTCTGACACTTTTTTTAAGGTTAAAAAAACTGATTAGTGCTTATTATAACATTCTTTATGGGAATGTGCTATAAACAAGTATAAATCTTTACTCCTCTAAAAAAATGTTTAACGAAGTTTATGCTCCGTCCGCAAAACCTGTGTTTTACCGCACTTATTCAAGAGGTAAAAAAGAGACATGGCAAGATGTTTGTGACCGGACAATTACGGCATTAATTTCTCTGGGAAAATTAACTAAGACTGAGGGTGACTTAATTAGGCGATCGCAGGAAGAATTTAAAGTATTAAGTAGTGGAAGATGGCTGTGGTGTGGTGGTACAGATTGGTTAAAAAAGCCAGAAAACGTTTACGGTGCTTATAATTGCTCATCCACAAACATTACAGACTGGGAAGCATTAAGCTTAATGATGAATTTGGCTATGCAGGGATGCGGGACTGGCGCAGTGTTGGAAGATAAATATATTAAAAATCTTCCTATTATAAGGAATAATTTAAGCGTAGAGATTGTTAATTTACCTGGCACTGTAAAAAAAGAAAACAGGCACGATGACACTATCGTTAGCGGCGCGCGCGGACAAGTTAACATTTTTGTTGGAGATAGCCGTAAGGGTTGGGTAGACTCTTACCTTACACTTCTAGAGTTGTCTTCAAGGGAAGATTTAGCGAAAAACGTTAAAGTTTTCGTTTGCTTAGGTGCGGTAAGAAGTAGTGGGGAAAAACTTAAAGGCTTTGGCGGAACAGCTAATCCCATAGCTTTAGCTGGGATGTATGGAAAATTAGCTAAGATTTTAAACGGGGCTATAGGTCGCCAACTTACCGCTTTAGAGTTATGCAAGTTAATTGATGAGGCTAGTGTTACAATTGTAGCCGGAAATATAAGAAGGTCGGCGGGCATGAGACAGGGTTCGCCAGAAGATATAGAGTTTGCAACAGCTAAAGATAACTTGTGGCAACAAGACAATGAGGGTAACTGGAAAATAGATCCTGACAAAGATTGCTTAAGAATGGCTAATCATACGTTAGTTTATCACCGTCGCCCAACTTTAGAAGAGGTCAAAAAAAGTGTGCAAAAACAATTCCACAGCGGTGAAGGTGCAATTCAATGGGCTGGCGAAGCGGTAGCTAGAGCTAACGTGGATTTACTCTCTAATAAGGATTTAAAAAATAAGTTTTTAGACTTATACAATAAGTCCTTAAATGAAGCATTAAATTTTTTAGCTAAGTTAGGGCTGTTGAGTATTACTGAAGCGGAAGAAAGGATGTCTAGGTACGCTACCAACCCTTGTTTTCGTGGGGATATGAAAATATTAACTAAAGATGGTTACAGAGCATTCGAGTCGTTGGACGGTCAAGATGTAGAGATAATTAACGCAGAGGGCAATGTTTCTCTATCTCATATATGGTGTTCAGGTGAAAAGGAAACCGTAAGGGTAGGAATGGGGGCTTATGGAAGTATTCACTGCACTCCAGATCACTCTTTTTTAAATATTGATGGCAAAAGAGTTGACGCATCTGAATTAAGACCGGGTGACAGATTAATGCCATTCTTAAAAGTGCCAGAGCATAAGAATAAAATATTCGTTTGTTTAGGATTTGTCCAAGGTGATGGTCAATTATCTGATTTATCTGATTTGAAAAACGACAAAAAAGGGCAACTAGGTGTTGCTGTCAACATAGGTAAAAAGGATCAAGAAATCCTAGAATTTTTCCAAGAAACGGAAGGTTTGAAATGCAAGAAACATGGCGAAAGGCGTATTTATGTTAACGGACTGAATGAGTTAATTGACAAATACGACTTTTCTCTTTACACCCTTCCATTTCGCGCACTCCCATCCACTTATAAAGGCTGGGACTTAGACATAAAAGCATCGTTCTTGTCTGGACTTTATTCAGCTAACGGCAGTGTTCTAAAAAACGGCAGAGTGACCTTAAAGACGACCTGTAGAGAAATGGGCGAACAGATCGTTGATTCTTTAAAAGCAGACTTTGGCATAGAAGCTTATATAACCGTTAACCGTCCGACGACCGTGTCGTTCCCTAATGGTATTTACCAATGTAGAGAAAGTTACGACGTAAATATTCAGCAATACAAAGAGAGACTTTCATTCTTCAACCAAATCAACTTTATTCATTCGTACAAGATTGATAAATTTGCCAAAACTCTCTTGGCAACCTCTCCCTCAATATCGGTAGTAGAAAAACAAGGGATTGTAAAAGTTTATGATTTTTCTGAACCAATAACGCACTGGGGTGTAGTAGAGGGCTTTGTCGCGCATAATTGCGGAGAAATTGTGGGTAACAATTTTTTCTGCGATCTCGCTGAAGTACACCTAAACACGCTAGATGGAAAAGACTTAAATAGTTTAAGAGACTCATTTAGGGCTGCGGGTTTAATTGCAGCCGTACTATTAAATGACAAATTCCCTGACGAGAGATATCAAAAATCTAGGGAGTTAGACCCTATTGTTGGCGTTAGCTTTACTGGCTTATTTGACTTTTTCGTTAATTTATTTGGGGAAAGTTGGTTGCGCTGGTGGGAAGGCGGCAGGGAGGAATACTCAGACAGAGACTTTATCACATCAAAGGATTTAGAAAATTGGATAGAAACATTCCCAGATGAGGTAGTTGAAATTATTAACGATTGGAATAAAAGCCAAGGGAAATTTGCTATAAAACACCCCGGCGTTTGCAACGGACTACTTTTTAAAGCCTTGGAAGAATTTTACCTGACGCTTTTTAAAGATGAAGCCCATAAAGCAGTTTGGGAATACTGTCATGCACATTCGCTTAAACGCCCCAATAGATGTACTACGGTGCAACCAAGCGGGACTAAGAGTCTCTTAACTGGCGCGTCTCCTGGTTGGCATCCTCCAAAAGCTGCTAGATTTATCCGTCGGATTACTTTTGGCAGAGACGATGCAGTAGCTTTAGCTTGTATGGACTATGGCTACAGTATTATTCCTTCCCAATCTTGTAAAGATGCTGAGGGTAATTTATTAAACGATCCATTTGACCCAAGAGTTACGGAATGGTTGGTAGAAATTCCCACAAAAACTAGCTGGGCGGATAACATCGGGGAAGATGTAGATATAAGCAAATTTAGCGCAAAAGCCCAATTTGACTTTTACCTACAAGTACAAAATTACTACGCAACTCACAATACTTCAGCAACTTTGGAAATACGTCAAGAGGAAATTGGGGAATATGCACAACTCCTTTACCAGAACATCCAAAATTGTGGCGGATATAGTTCTGCGGCACTTTTGGCAAGATTTGACGGTGGCGAAACTTTCCCTCGTCTGCCATTTGAGCCAATTTCTAAGGAAAAATATGAAGATTTATGGGGAGAGGTTTTAGCTCGCCGTAAAAATAGTAGTTTTGATGAACTTTTGCAAATAAGGTTGGGCAATGTAGCGGTAGAAGATTCTCAAGTTGGCCCGGCCGGATGCGACTCGGATAAGTGCTTATTTAAGGAAGTAGGCAAATAAACCCGTCAGGTAAATTACAATAAATCCTCCAAAGGCTTATACAAAAGCACTTTGGAGGATTTTTAACTTTAAGCCCACGTCAGGTAAAAAGGGGTATTTTTGTAAAAGCGTCAGGTAAAATCCTTATTAGAGAAGAAAACGCTTGACGCGATTTGTGTGACGTTTCCCTAAAAACTCCATTTTTACTTGACGTTTTTTAGACTATTTCTACCCAACCCTCGCCGTCGTAAACAAAAAATTTAGTCAAGGTTGAGTTAAAATAAATCTGATATTGAGCCAAACTTGTAGTTGGCGCAGCACTTAATACTCCTAAAAATCTATAAGTATGTTGAGCAACTGATGATGCGGTAATAACTTGAATTTTATCCGCCGGCGTAATATTGGCGGAAAAGTTAAATGAATCAATTTGGCTCAATGGCGTAATAAGCTGAATCTCTCCCGAATAGGCAATTGGGATTTGTCCACTCATGGCCATAGTTTGCCCCGCGCTAATTACTAAATCTAATTTGCTGCCAGCCGCGGGGATTTTAAATAAGTAATAGCCACTGGGGAATAAGCCCAGTCTTTGCTGTGTGTCGCCTATAAAAATAATTCCCAACGATCCGTAAAACTGTTGGATATTTTGGAGTGTGAATGTAAAAGTGTCACCGGGGCTTATGGTGAGGTTTATAAATTCCGCAGATTGGGAAGTTAAATCTATTTGTTTTTGACGCTTAGGCATATCTATAAAGTAAGTAATTATTTATATCAGTATATCCTAAATTTATATTTTTTAATTTACCTATTGACCGACGATAGAAAGGTGTGGTATAACCAGAATGAAGTTAAAGAGTAAGAGAGGAATATAAAGATGACTAAAACAGAAGTAATTGAATTGATGAAGTCCGCGTCTAGCGAAGAAGATTGGAATAACAAATGCGATCAAGTAAAATCTGCTTGCGGCGGATATCCCGATTATTGGTTTGCAGAAATAATTGCATCTGGACTGGCGAATGAAATAAAAGCTGGTTTTTTTATGTTTACAAAACAAGATTTGTACGCGGATTTATTAAAACCTATTCCTTACAAGCCTGTTACGATATGCGGCAGGGTATGTGACTCGCCAGAGGACATTATAAGACTCGGTTACGAGCTTGTAGCTACAGATCCAGAAAAGTTTAAAGAATATCAACAATTAATGGACGATGGTTTTAAAAAATCTTTAGGTTCGTAATTTATGGCTTGGACAAAAAACTGGTTTAGTAATTTTGAGCCAATGGACACGCCCTTTATTTACCAAGATATTAAATACTGGACTGCCGAAAATTTCTTTCAAGCTATAAAGACCGAGAGGGAGGATTTAACTACAAGGAAGTTAATATCTGAAGTAAGTCCTTCTGAAGCTAAAAAAATGGGTAGAAAGGTAAAGCTTAGGAAGGATTACAATTGGGATGAAATTAAATTCCTTGTAATGGAAGATATCTTAAGGTTTAAATTCATGGAGGGTACAAGTTGGTACTATAAATTAATGGCTACGGGAAGTGAGGAAATTATAGAATGGAATATATGGGGTGACAGAATTTGGGGTAAAACTTACGACGGCGTTGGCGAAAATCACTTGGGAAAAATTTTAATGAAAATTAGAGAGGAACATAAAAATGGAGATTAGATTAATGATTGGCGGTAAAGATTACGGAAAGTTAAAATCAGCGGAAATTAATTTCTCTTACGGCGTAAGGCATTTAACAAGGGGATCGCATTTTTCCATAATAAAAATTAGTAAGAAAAGTGTAATCCTTCAAAAAACTATAAACCGACCCCAGATAGATTGCAATGGAGAGATTACTTTCGAGTCTGCTATTTGGAAAGTAGCCAGGAGTTATTTCAACAACGAATTTAAGGCTTTAACTAGAGAAGAGTTTTGCAAAACATTCTATTTTGATGAAGATGATTTAAAAGGATTAAACAGCGATGCAAATTAATTTTAGTGTCGCATGGCAAAGCAAGTTACTAAAAAAGAGGTTACTTGCGATGACCTTTCATGGTAGACCGCTATATGTAGACGATGAAGATTTTGAATTTTGGACACAGTATAGATTTTCCCAATTAGCAAGAGGAAAAACTGTTGATGAAGTGATTGACGAAACTTGGGACGATTATTACGCAGCTTTAGAGGTTTAAAGCCATGCCAGTTAAAAAAATAGGCACTATTGTTGGTAGCTACTTTAAAGATATTGACGGTTGGCGAAGAATCAAATCTTTAGATAGGGAATGTTCCGAACAAAGAATGTTGCAAACTTGGACAAGTAATAAAAAAATTATCGCGGTAGAAATTTTAAAATAGTCAGGTAATTAAAAAGTATGCCAGAAATAAAATACATAAAATGCCCTAGTTGCGGATGGGTTGGGGATTCCAATCCTACGCCAGCAGAAATTTATGGAAGTTTAAAAACTGAAGTTCCGACAGTAATAAAAACTTTACAATTAAACAGATCTCTTGGCAATTACGGTTTTAGCGGGAGTTATGCTGAATGTCCAAATTGCGGAAAAGATTTATCGGACGGAAAATTTAACGTAAACCCCGATTATTTATGCTAAAATATTATCGTGGTTCTTAGCTTGAGTCACTCCTCACTATTTACTATGGTAATCCCTTAACTCAGCACCAGAAGTTAAGGGATTTTTTTATTAATTATTCCTTCCCTGCGCCCGCACTTAACTGTTGATTTTGGGTTGATTGGTTTTGAGCTTTCATTAAAAACTCTTGTCCGTTAACTGCCCAAATTCCCCAATCTAATTCAAAGCCACCCCTTTTAATGACATTTTCATAGTACGATTCATACCCGAATTTCATGCAATACTCTAGGCTAATGCACCACTTAACCTGAGTTCCGACCAACCCTCGCAAAGCTTGGATATTTCTTGAGTACATCAATGCGGGTTGGTTAGCTATATCCTTACCTGAGTTTGATTCCATTCCCAACCCTGGGAAAAACCATAGCGGTACGCCAGGCGGCACTAACTCTTCCCTAAGCTTCATCCAATAATCAAAAACGCCCTTAAGACTTTCATTACCATTACTATAAGCTTTTCTTACGTCAGCTTTATTTAACAAGTAAAGGTTGGAAATTAAGCCTTGTGCTAATTGCGATTTATGCTCAAGCATATAAGCTTCTTTGTATTCTTCATCCGCGCCTTCGGGCATGAGATGAAGCCAAGGAGAAATTGCGGCGGCTCGGACAGCTTGGGCGACATCTGGACGGTGTTCTTTTAAGTATTCGTAAGCTTCAACTGACTGTAAAAATAAGGAGTCGCCATACCTTCCTGAAGCTCCTAATTCTTCATATTTAAAATGCAATATTTTCCAATCAGGAAATACCCTATCGTCAGGACTTTCGCTAATCATTTTCCTTTGTGAATAAGTTCCTTTTAGTTCCCCTTCACTATTTACATCCACAAACATAGAGAAAGTTGGGAGGTATTGGATTTTTTCTATAAAGTAATCTTTCTTATTTTTACTGTCGAAGTTTAATCCTAATTCTGCAAAACTATCGCCAAACCTCAGCATCCTCCTTACGCCTGGCTCTAAGGCATTACCTCCTAGAACTAAATCTTTTCCAAATTGCCTTGATGCCATTTCTTTACTTACACTAATTAAATTTTTATCTACTTCTACGTCATCCATCTTAGGGTTAACTTTCCAACTACGAACTTCGCCATTTTCTCTAATAAAAACATCCCTAGCTAAAATACTACTAGAGTGTCGTACCTCTGGATTCCATATTGACATCTCTATCAATTGGTGAGTTAAATAGCCATCCCCCATAATTGTTCTAACGGGAATTTCCGGTAATCCTAAGCTTAAATTCCTCTTAGAAGCTAGACCTAAGCGTAAAGACTCAGAAGATCCTGTAAACCCTCGCGGTTTTCTTATCCTTGCAAGGATTTGCGTGAAAATGTTTTTTACTCTTTGGAAAAAATTAATACTAGGCATAATTTTTATTTTTTTACTTTTGGGACTTGACGACGGTATATAAACCATGTATTATATAATTATACTTTTAAATGTATAAAGAGAGGTAACTATGGAAGGATTAAAAAAAATAAACATTGGCGACATTTACTGGATGCCTTCAAATAAACCTATTGATAAAAAATCAATAGATATTAAATTAATAGTTACTAAAGTAGGCACTAAGTTTATCTATGC